GGTTATTTCGCCCGCGCACGGTTTTCCTAGCGGGCGAATTGAGAATCGGTTACAGAAGATCTGATTTCGTAACCGGCATTGTCACCAAGCAGAGGATGAAACGGCAAATTGATGGTCCAAACCCCTGTTGACAGCAGCAGTTCCGGATCTGTAACCTTGTGGTTACAAGAGCCAAATTGATGGCAAAGGTTTTGTTGCCGGAGAAGCTGGAGCGCTGGCCGATTGAGCGGCTGGTGCCGTATGAGCGCAATGCCCGGACCCATAGTGCTGAGCAGGTAGCGCAGATCGTTGCCTCAATTCAGGAGTTCGGCTTCACCAATCCGATCCTGGTGGCCAGCGACGACGGCATCATCGCGGGCCATGGCCGGCTGGCCGCGGCGAAGGATCTGGGCCTGAAGGAGGTGCCGGTGGTGGTGCTCGACCACCTGAGCCCGACGCAGCGCCGGGCCTACGTGCTGGCGGACAACAAGCTGGCGCTCAATGCGGGGTGGGATGAGGATCTGCTGCAGCAGGAGATCGCCGCGCTCAGCATGGTGGACTTCGATCTGTCCCTGATGGGCTGGTCAGAGGACGAGCTGGCGGGGCTGCTGGATCCGGAGGGGATTGACGACGACCAGGATGGCAGCGATGCCGAGAATCCGTATACCGACAAGGTAGAAGTGCCGCCGTATGAAATTACCGGCCCTAAGCCCGAGCTGGAAGATGTCTACGATCTGAGCAAGGTCGAGGAGCTGCTGCAGCAGATTGAGCAATCAAGCCTGCCAGACAAGGAAAAGCATTTCCTCAGAGCAGCAGCCTATCGTCATGCAGTATTTAACTATCAGCATTGCGCCGAGTATTATGCTCACTCCGGTGTTGATGTTCAAGAGCTGATGGAAAACAGCGCGCTTGTCATTGTTGACATTGACAAAGCAATACAAAATGGGTGGACAAAACTAGGGCAGCAGATGGCAAACGGATTCTTGGCAGATACGGAGGACGAAGATGATGCGTAACTTTGCGGCATTTATTCTTAGCCATGGCAGAGCAGATCGCGTGCTTACTTATTCGGCACTGCGGAAACATGGCTATACTGGCAAAATCTACATCATTGTAGACAATGAAGATAAACAGCTAGATCAGTATAAAAAAATATATGGAGAAGAAGTGATTGTTTTTAACAAGACAAAGTTTGCTAAGCAGGTCGACGCATGTGATAACTATGATCGCCGAAACTCAGTTGTTTACGCAAGAAACTATAATTTCATCGCAGCACGCGAAAAAGGTTTAACTCACTTTATCCAGCTTGATGATGACTACACACGTTTTTCTTGGTCTCTGAACGAAAAAGGCCGCTATACGACCAAAGGCAATAACATCAAAAACTTAGATTATGTGATTGATGCTTGTTTAGATTTTATTGACAACACGCCTTTTACATCAATCGCGTTTTCCCAGGACGGTGATTTTATTGGAGGAGAAAAAGGGGCGCATATTTTGCAAATCGAAAAAAAGAAAAAAATATACAGAAAAGCCATGAATAGTTTTATAATGAAAACAAATTCTGATCTTGTGTTTAGAGGGAGAGTTAATGATGACGTAAATTTGTATGTTGATGGTGGGAAAAGAGGATTATTGTTTGCAACCATTCCAAGCGTTAGGCTTTCCCAGCCACTTACACAAGTTAATGATGGAGGATGTACGGATATTTACAAACAACTTGGAACATATATAAAATCTTTTTATTCGGTAATGGTTTGCCCATCTGCAGTAAAAATATCAATGATCGGAGTATCAAACAGAAGAATCCATCATAGAGTAAACTGGCAAAACGCTTGCCCAGTAATCATTGACGAAAAATACCGCAAGCCACGATGAAACGAATTGATTACTTAATTGTCGGCTCAGGCCTCACCGGCGCCACGATTGCCAGGATGCTGCATAATGCTGGCCGTGAAGTGCTTGTGATAGATCGACGCCAGCATCTTGGCGGCAATGTGCACGATCATGAGATTGCCGGCTTGCGCATTCACACTTACGGGCCGCACTACTTTCGCACATCATCAGCATTTATCTGGGAATGGGTGAACAGGTTCGCTGACTTTCAGCCTTTCGAGGCAAGATTGCTGAGTGATGTTGGCGCCCCCCAGCTGGTGCAATGGCCGCCAACGCTTCAGCAGGTGCAGGCGCTTTGCCCAGGCTGGCAGCCTCAACAGCGATGCGTTAATCCACGCAGCCTGGAAGATGCAGCTCTTTCTATGATGCCGCGACAAGCCTATGAATTGTTCGTCAAAGAGTACAACGAAAAGCAGTGGGGCAAATCTCCCGCAGAACTTTCGCCTGCCCTATGTAAGCGGTTTTCACTCAGAACTGAAGGTGAAACAAGGCTGACGCCAGGAGCTCGTTTTCAAGGCATTCCGAAAGATGGTTACTCAGCATGGATGGCCGCGATGTTAGATGGAATTGATGTTCACCTAGGCATTGACTACCAAGAAGTTCGGCATTCAATCAAAGCCAAAAAGACCATCTACACCGGCCCGATTGATGAGTTCTTTGGCTTTGACATGGGCCGACTTCAATACCGAGGCCAGCGCAGAACGCACAAGATCGTGAACGCATCTACGCATGGCCTGCCATGCGTTCAGGTCAACAACCCAACCCATGCTGGCGGCGCTCACATACGCTCGATCGACTGGCGGCATTTATTGAATGATCAGCAAAGAAGCGAGATCAGCAGAACGATTATCACAACAGAAACGCCATATTCACCAACCGATCCAGACTGCTTTGAGTATCCATTCCCAGATGCGGCGAATCAGCAGCTGGCCGAGGCCTATAAGCAGCGCGCCAAAGAGATCGCCCCATCGGTTTTGATTGCTGGTCGCCTTGGCTGGTTTCAGTACATGGACATGGATCAAGCGATCGCCAAGGCACTTTCAATGCGGGGTAAAGTGATGAGCCACTCAACAGCCCAATGGACTGGACAGCCATCCTCCGCGACGCAGGCATCCCTGAGCCAATCGGTCGAGACGAAGCAATCGCCGCAGCAAGAGCAGACACAACAGCCCGCTACGAACGCACCGGTGGGCCAGTGCGTGCCAAGGGCCACAACACCAGCAAACCACCCGCCGTCTCGCGCAAACAGCTGCAAGAGCGCGAGCGAAAAGCTGCAAGATCAGCTAACAGAGATGGTGCTGAGCGAAGCTGACAAGCACTTTCTTGGCAATAGGATTTGCCGCAACTCAAAGCGCGCGATACGCATAGGCATCCTTGAGATCCTGGGACGCTACAAAATCAGCGAGGCAGCAGAGAAATGAACCTAGAGGCCTACGCCAAGCACCGAAAGGCGCGGGGCCTCCGCGGCACCAGCCATGTGGCGGTGCTCAAGGCGATTGATACCGGCCGCCTGACTGAGCCGGCTGTGCGCAAGGTGAACGGCCGCTGGCAGATCGATGCGCCGCTGGCTGATGCGCAGTGGGCCGGCAATACCAACAACATGCCCGATAGCGGGCCGGAGCCGCCGCTGCCGGAACCGCCCAGCACCCGCCAGCCGCATCCGGAAGGCGGCGGGCCATCGCTAGCACAGGCTAAGCGGGCAAAGGCAGTCTACGAAGCCGAGCTAACCCGGCTGGAGCTACAGCGAGAGAAGAGAGAACTCATTTCTGCCGATGACGTAAAGCAGGAAGCGGCGCGTCTTGCCCGTCAGGTTCGCGATCTGCTGATCATCATTCCGGGCCGCAATGCGTCGAAGCTGGCCACGATGCAGGACGCCCAGGCTATTCGTGATCTGCTGGAGGCTGAAATCAACAACGCGCTAAGGGGGCTGCAAAGTGAAGCCGCTTGATGGTGCACTGCTCTACCGGCAAGCGTTCATCGAAGCGCTGCAGCCACCGCTGGATCTGACGGTTAGCGATTGGGCCGATACTGAACGGCAGCTTACGCGTCGTAGCAGCTCAGAGCCAGGGCAGTGGCGTACGGATCGTGTGCCGTATCTGCGTGAACCAATGGACCTGCTCAGCCCGAAAGAGAAGCGGATCAAACGTGTGGTGTTGCTGTTCGGCAGCCAGACCGGCAAGACCGAAGTGGGCCTGAACTGGCTGGGCCGCACGATTGCGCTGGATCCATCGCCGTTCCTGGCGATGTTCCCGACCGAGAGCTTTGCCAAACGTCAGATCCGGCAGCGCCTCACGCCGTTGTTTACCGACTCACCAGCGGTAGCAGCCAAGCAGATGAGCACCAAGTCTCGGGATGCAGCCAATGCCATGTTCTTGAAGGAGTTCCAAGGCGACATGCTGGTGAGCATCATCGGCGGCAACAGCGGCAGCGCAGCGCAGGGGATGCCAGCGCAGAACGTATGGGCTGATGAGGTATCAAGCCTGCCGCTGGAGATGGATGACAAGGGCGACCCGCTGGAGAACGCCGAGGCCCGGCAGACGAACTTCCCGGATCGCAAGGCACTGGTGACCAGCACACCTGGCAGCCGTGGTGCGTGCCGGATCACATGGGAGTTCGAGACACGATCAGATCGCAGGCGTTATGCAGCGTTGATGCCATGCTGCGGGAAACATGCGGTGCTGGAATGGCCGCATATGGTGTGGGATACACCTGATGGTGAGGTGTTCTGCCAGTGCCCGCTATGCGGTGAACGGGTAGCGCAACACCACAAAACCACGATGCTGGCCGGTGGGATCTGGCAGCCGACCGCGAAGGGTGATGGTGAGACCGCAGGATTCCACCTGCCTGGATGGTATGCGCCTTATGGCTGGTTGAGCTGGGAGAAGATCCGTGATGAGTTCCTGCGAGCGAAGAATGACCCGTTGCTGCTGAAGGGCTGGGTGAATAAACGGGCGGCCGAGGCCTGGGAGGATGAAAGCCTGGCGAAGGTAAGCGCTGATGGGCTGATGGCCAGGGTCGGCGGCTACGGCGCTGGCACCTGCCCTGATGGCGTGCTGACGGTTGTGATGGCAGTGGATGTGCAGGACACCTGGCTGGAGGTGTCAGTGTGGGGATATGGCCGTGGCGATCAGGCCTGGCGGATCTGGCATCAGAAGATCGATGGTGATCCAGGACAGGATCACGTATGGGAGCAGGTGACGACGATCCGTGAGATTGAATGGCCGCACGCGAATGGTGGCAAACTGAAGGCGGTGCATTGCGCAGTGGATACCGG